CTAAAGTGAAGAAATGTCTGGACTAGTGCCAGACCACGATCTTTAATGGTCAGCGGAATTCTGAACCCAAAGGACTCAACCTGCACTAGGAGAGGTAACAGTGGTCGATCTCTGAATTCACACGCTAGGGGTAAGATCATGTTGCCATCTTCATCATGGCGGTAAATTCGATCCAACATCACTTCCGTGACGAATATCTTATCATGTGGCACAGTACCTGCTATACACTTCATAGTTGACGCACTGCCAGGAAAGGCCAGTCCTTTCAATCTAGGGAGTTCCATGATAGGATCGAGATATTCTATTTGCTTCCAGGTGGATTTAATGTGGTCTGGTATTGTTGCACCATCAGTTGACCCCATATACCAACTTTCGTCCAATGACCCTTTTTGCGTTACTTTCTCAGGATCGAGAATTAAACGTTCGCCGTCTGGTGAAAAGGGTAAGTTTCCACCAGCATACGGGCTAAGTAAGTAGTCTTGGCCCATTAGTTGGAACCAGAAGGAAGCGAGTGTGCCGAGAGGGCCAGGAACAGGTTTGAACCTCTCGGTGTATTTGGGTCCCATACCTAATGAATACGATGCTCCGGGACCGAATGATCGGAGCAAAGGAGTAAAGGTTGCCTTGTAGCCCATGCAACCACAACCCATAACGCGGGCCCATTTTATTGCTAATGGCCCAAACCGCCCTTCACGAAGGGATACCATCTCTTCTTGAGTGAGTAGAGTGTGCCAAACGTGAACGTTGACCCCAAACTCCACAAGCCGTTTTGCAATCCAGTGCATAGGGTTGAGGTCACCCTTCGTGCCCATGACTGCAATTAGCAGAGTGGTATGCTTGACAACATCGTTGAGTTCTGGTTCGTGCGATATTGTTAGCCTGCCAGGAACACAGTTCTTTGGAGCATCAGGGATTTGACTCAGGTAAGAGTCAAGTCTCTTAAAGAGGTTCAGAGAGAACTTGTCTTTAACTCTATCCCAAACTGTGTGGCGTCGCTCTGTAATCTTAATTTCCTCATAAAGAGGTTCAGTACTAGCGAGTGTACCGATGGGTTCATCCTCTGAAGTGCGATATTTGGTTGATGAATATCGAGCCCAGAAGGACTCGTCCAACTTTGTCCGTTTAAACATAGTGAGAGTCCCTTCCATCACATCAATTATATCGCATTTTGCCCCTAGGATGCGTGGGGCATTCCACTTGCCATTGTAGGTTACGGCCTTATAGGTCACCAAATTGTAGATCCCAATATTGGTAATAAGGTCCGCATCCGCTCCGTAAGAACACTTGTTTCGGAAGTGATGGTAAAGTAGGGCCTCAGGGCAGAGACTTCTTCCAATACCCATAACGTTCTCACACAATGGCACGTTGTGACCATGACCGTACGACCAGATGTGGCCAGTCTTCTTGACATATGGGAGCAGATCGACAGGTAAGTCGTACCACTCATTCCTACAGT